ATGAGTGCTTGTCACTGCCCGAAAAAAAAAGTGTGAATTTTTTGAAAATAATTGTTGTATGTCGCTAGACTGCCCGTTTTTGCTGTGGTTTCAGCAGCTTTTAACACCCTAATAAGCATTTTTAAGTCAATTAATCCTTATAACTATGGACATATGTACATATCTGCATACGTACTATAAACATTTCGGCATGAATAGGTTAAGTACGAATTGCTTTTGCGTGTGAAGAATGTTGTATATTTGTTGTATATTTGTAAAATGAAATTATCAAAGTTAAAAATCAATCCGAATAACCCTCAAAAATTTGAGGACTTAGCTAAACTCAAAAGATCGTTGACTGAGTTTCCTAAAATGATGGAGCTTAGACCGCTTGTGTTCGATCCCTTAACTGGGTTTGTGCTTGGTGGAAACAAAAGGCTTATCTGCCTGCAAGAATTAGGGTATAAAGATATACCGGACAATTGGGCAGTTAGTGCTGAGGGGTTATCTGAAAGTGAAAAGAAACGCTTCATATTAGCGGATAACATAGGCTTTGGCGAATGGGACAAGAAAATATTAGAATTAGAATTTAGCGAATTTGATTTGGATGAACTGGGTCTGGAGCTTGATGAGGGAGGTGTAGATTATGAAAAGAGTTTCGACGGCGATATGGACGAGCTGTTGGGTGCTGATAGAAAGACATCAAACGAAGAAAGCTCTGGCGATAAAATAAAAACACAAACAACGTGTCCTAAATGTGGATTTAAATGGGAAAGATAAGAATAGGTGTTTATGTTTTCACGCACCAAATAAAGGAGCGGAAAATTACAGATCGGGATAGATACTTTGAGGGCAAGGCTTATTATGGTTTCAACTATATAATTTCAGAAATAGATACAGAATTATATGAGATCAGTTATGTCAGTTCGGCAAGTATTAATTCAGTTGATTTTGCCTTAATATCGATCACTTCTTTCTACGACGTATATAACATAAGAAAAGAATTGTTCGGGAAAAACGTAACTTGTAAATTGATCTTCGGAGGATCGGGGATCAGCAACATACAAAGCCTATCAGATCTGGCATATGCTATCTGCATCGGAAGAGGAGAAACCCTTATAAACGATATTCTTGAGGGCAAGCCTCTTGAGAGCGTATGGTATAAGGATAGCACGGAAAAAATAAAAATGGGCCAACCGAAAGAGCTTAAAAAGATAAAAGATCTCGAAGAAAAAGAAGTCGGGTGTAGAAATAAATGCAAGTTCTGCCAATATGGTTGGAAGTTCAAAGCCTTATCTGATTCAAGTAATTATAATTCAGGCTATAATTCTCGCGAAGATACTATAACTAATTTGGATTTTTCCTTATGCAATAGGCGGACGGCACCCAGACTAAACAGCGCTATTGACGGCTTTACGGAAAAAACAAGAAAAATAATAGGGAAAGTAATTCTAAACGAAGATATAACCAACAAATTTAAAGAAATATATAGTCAAGAGCAGTCTTATTTTGCGTTGAAATTATATGCTATCGTCGGTTTTTCGTGGGAAAGAAGTATAGAATTGGATGAATTTTTTGAGGCAGTCGAAAGGGCAGATAAAGAATCGGATAAAAAACTAAACGTATTTTTAATATCAACACATTTTGTCCCTATGCCGTTCACGCCTATGGAATGTGAGCCTATCAACCTTCATAATTTCAGAGATGAGGTTATAAAAAATAAATATGGCTATAAGGGGAAAAGTATAAATGTATACTATCCTGGATCGCAGATGACCTCTCCTATGACAGCAATTGAGCAAACAATTGTAAATAGAATAAAGGTGGAACAACTCCCTTTGTTTGACAAACTTTTGCTAAGTTCTAAATATGCAGGATTAAAAAGCGCAGATAAACTGAAAGTAATTGATAGATACTTTGAGGGCATTTATGGTTCAAAAGATCAGGAAGAAATATGTCCTGAGATCGAAAGACCTTTTAAATACAAAATAATATAATGGCAAATCTACTGACACGAAAAGAAATAGCCGCTTTAATTGGCAAGACACCGAACTACGTGGGTATGTATGTCGAGCGAAAGCATCTCATCGAAGAAAATAAAAGGATAGATACAGATCACCCAAAGAATAGGGCTTTTATAGCGAAGTTTACAACTAGGGCTTTTGAAAGCACTACAAACAAAGAGGAAGAGGAAAAGCACACAGAGGAAGATCAAGGGTTAAAGGGTAAGGTTAATGTAGGGAACATCGACTATTTTAAAAAGCAACATGAAATAAAAAAGATGCAGCTTGACATTCAGCTAAAGAAAGTTGAACTGCTAAAGAAAAAGGCCAAGGTATTACCTTTAGAATTTGTAATCGAGTGGAGCGGAAGGAATGTGAGGGGGGCTTTTGGCGAAACTATAAACTTTGGCAATTCAATGATTGAACAAATTTGCAATGAAATTGGCGCAGGCAATGATATTAAGTTGAAGTATAAAAAGAAGTTCAAACAAGGCTTTACAGAGCTTATCAAGAATGGGATCAAGAAACAAGAGCCAGAGGCGATAAGTTACGCTGAAGAGTATTCGTATATAAATAAATGGTGAAATGAAAGTGCTAGTAGGTTTTGAAGAAAGCCAAGCTGTTTGCAAGGCATTTAGAGCAAAGGGCATAGAAGCTTACTCAAATGATCTTCAAGATTGTTCAGGATTTCGCCCCGAATGGCATCTAAAAATGAATTTCTTCGAGGCAGTTAAACTGCACAGTTGGAATAAAATAATTACTTTCCAACCTTGCACAGATTTAGCGGCAAGCGGAGCACCGCATTTAAGAAACAAAAGAGAAAGCGGCACACAAGAGAGAGCCATAAGGCTATTCTTCGAGGTTTGGAAAGTCAGTAATTGCTCAGAAAATCCTATGGGTATAATGAACAAGGGGTCATATATAAAAAAATGGTTTCCAGGATTATATAAGGAGATGCTTATAGCGGGTTTCCCATTCGCCCCTTCTCAGATCGTTCAACCTTTTTGGTTTGGCGATCCTTACAAGAAATCAACCTGCTTATGGCTAAGGGAGTTACCTTTGCTCAAATCTACACTGCTAGTTGATCCGGAATTCGTTTTATATAAAAGTAAAAAATCAAAATCAGGCACTTCCAAATACAGTAAGTTTGGAAAGCTAGGAAAAGGTAAGAGCAAAGAGAGAAGCAAAACACCTGATGGACTAGCAAAGGCAATGGCTGATCAATGGTGTGAATGGGTTCAATTTTGATATAAATGGTAGACCAACTAAAAGTCATATATGCATCCTCCGCTTTTTCGTTCGACGAAAAAGAGCCGAAACCCTCAGAGTGGATGGAAGCAAGTAGGACAGTGCAAAGAGAGGTGTCTGAAAGAATGTTTGGACAATTCACTTTCGAGCATACACCTTATATGAGACAGATCGTAGATCACTTATCCCCTTATGATCCTGTTACGCACGTAACGCTAATGAAGGGTGTACGAACTGGAGGAACTTTCTGTCTTGGCCATAATGGCTCTGTCTATGTTATGAGCGAAAGGCCTACCAATATTATGCTACTGTCTGCAAATGATGCGCTAGCAACTAAAACAATGCAGGGCGTGGACAAAGCAATAGATGGTTGTAATCTTAGGCATCTAATGGGAAAAGGATCGGGTGTGCAGAGTAACTCGAAGGGGGACACGATGCAACAGAAGTTCTTTTCTGGAGGTTTTGAGCTTTTCAACTTTGGTGGGCAAAGTGCATCGAATATGCGGCAGGTTACGGCAGGGCTGATCATCGCAGATGAACTAGACGCTTTCAAAGGCTCAACAAAAGAGACAGGTTCATTTATTGAATTGATGGAGGACAGGGCGAGGTCATATGGAGATTCAAAGAAAATAATTTATATAAGCTCCCCTCTATTGCTTGAAAGTAGTTTAATCTATGCACTGTACCTTAAAGGAAATCAGAACGTCTATTATGTCCCTTGCCCTCATTGCGGGAAAATGATAGAATTGGTTTGGAATGAAAGGAATAAAAACAATACCAGGTATGGAGTTATCTTCGATGTTCGGAATGGCGAAGTTATAGAAAAGAGTGTAAGATACAGATGTGGACTTTGCGAGAATGAGTTCTTTGAAAAAGTCCACAAGCGAGACATGATGCAGGCCGGAAAGTGGAAGCCCTCAATAGTAAGAGAGGATAAGACTTTTGTAAGCTATAGGATATCTGCATTATATGCACCTTTGACAATGGACAATTGGTATGACTTTGCAAAGAAATGGCAAGATGCGTACCCACGTGAAGGGGTGCGAAAGGACAGGGAGGTGCAGACTTTTAGAAATTCAATCGAGGGGCTGCCCTATAAACCTGAAGGCATTGCCATGAAAACTACAAAACTTCAGCAAAATAGAAGGCAATACCAAATTGGCGAATGTCCATTTGAGTTAGCAAAGAAAGACGGCAACGGCGACATCATGTTGATCACACTCGCTTGTGACCTAAACGGCTATGAGGACGATGCAAGATTGGATTATGAGATTTTGGCGCACTCTAAGAAAGGCGCGACCTATAGCATAGACGCTGGCAGTGTTGGCACGTTTATACCCAAAGCGGAGAGGCAGGCTCTTGAAAAAGAAGGTGCTAATTTACAGGAAGTACAAGCAGAGCGTACAAAGATGACCTACAAGTTTGATGTAATGAATAGTATTTGGCCTGAATTTGAGAAAATTGCACTCCAAAAATTCGGAAAGTACGAAAGGCAAATTAATATAGTTGTTGTGGATATAGGCTTTTATCAGGATTATGCAATCGAATTTGTTCGCCGGATGAGACAAAAGAATATTTTCTGTATAGGCTTGAAAGGCGAAGATCCTGAAAAATTCATTGTACAGAGTAAGACTGATGCGGGGAGCATTTACAGATCTGGAAATGGTGACTTTTTTCTGGTCAACGTTAATATCATAAAGGATTGGGTGGCAAAGTTTATAGACGCTAATAGCTATGTAGATGACAATGGGAACATACACCAGGACGAGCACTTCATGAACTACCCGGAATACAACACTAAAATTGACAAGTATACTTATCGAAACTACTTCGCCCATTTCGAGGCGGAGCATAAGATCGTTAAGAAAGTAGAGGGCGGAGTTGACAAGTATTTGTGGGAAAAGAAAAAGTCTGGAATACAAAACCACTTTTGGGACGTGAATATCTACAACGTTTTCGCGCGGGAATATATGATAGACATGATCTGCTCAAAGGACAATCCATTTAAGAAGCTGTATTATAAAGGAACAAACATAAAACCTACCTGGGAAAATGCCTGCCTTTTAATTCAGGAAGCGGCAACTGAGAGGGGGAGGCCATTGAGTTAGTTTATCTAAAATAAATTTGTATATTTGCTAAAAATTAATTATAATGGCAACAACGGACGAATTAATCGAAGAACGCGCGGCATTAGTCGAACAGTTAACAGGCATAAACACCCAGATCCTGGCAATTATAAACCAGAAAAATAAGAAATACACGTATTCAAACCAGGAAACTACGCACTCTGCTGAAACTCAATCGCTTAAAGAACTAATGGAATTGAAAAAATATATAATTGAACAGATTGCGATCATAGATTCAAGGCTAGGAAGAGGCTTTTTTGTTCAGGTAAAAAATTGTTAAACCATGTTTGGAAAAAATAAAATACAGGAATTAAGCAAGATCAGCACTGATCTTATCGAAAAAACTAAGAAGTTAGAAGCTGAAAATGCAGAACTATCCAACTCCTTGGGTGTATTATCGACTATGTACCAGATTTTTACAGGTGAAAACACGGTTAATGAGCTGGGTATACCTAAAGAGATCATTATAGATTACACAAGGTTGAGGATCAGATCGTGGGAGTTTCTTCTTAAAAACCATCTTGCTGGGTTAATGGTCCAGAAACGGGTCAACTGGCAAATAGGATCAGGCTTGTTGTTCAACGCCAAACCCTCAGAAAGGCCTTTCATAGATTTCTATAAAGACAAAAAAATCGCAATTGAAAAGCAACATAAATTTATACAGGATTGTGAATATTTATTCAGGAATTTTGCAAAGACCAATTTAGTAGATTACGAGAAAGATAAGAACCTGCACGGCCTATCAAGATTTGTGGACTACAATGCTGATGGAGATGGTGATGTGTTATTAATAGATAGGGTCATAAAGGGCCTACCTGTAATCCA